AGACTGAAAACAATAGCGATGTGCAAACTTATCTTTGTAGCGATAAGTATCAGTGCCGATCAGATTAAGTTCAGCGAGCCCGAGAAACTTTTGCATGACGAGAAAAAAGTGATTGTGAAAATTAAACAGTGAAGAGAAATTAAATCTTGTCTGTAACTTCGTAGTGTCGCTCAATAATCCGAGAGATCACATAATTAGTAAACCCACAAGGTTCAACCTCTTCGTAATTTCTAAGCTCATTGAGCTTTCTAGCGAGTTCAACAATTTCCTCGCGAGTCATGCAATTTGCAAGATCGCTCACAAAGCAACCTGCATCGTAAATTTGATCTCGAAGTCGTGACATTTTCTGAAAGCGAAGGAAAATTAAACAGAATCAGTTGTAAAGACTATCGACTAAATTATCGACAAGAATGTTAATTGCATAGAGCTGACGATAATCTTCGTAGTCGCCATCAATGTTTGCAGTCAAAGCATTTTTGCAAGCCTCCTGCAAATTGAAGATTGCGTCTTGAGCTTTCTGACGCGCTTGACACTTTTCAGTTCGCTCTGCAACTTTCAGCGCAGTGCGACATTCTTCAAGCACAGTAAAAACATCATTGCCGTTTGACATTTTCTGAAATCAAATAAAGAACAAACAGACAAGAGAAACTTTCTCTCCCTTGTCTTGCTTCTATTCTACCATACAGCAAATCTGCGTGTCAATAGCTTTAACTTATTTCTTTCACTGTAAATCACTGTATGCTGTTAATTTTTCATAGATCAATTCTTTTGTTCTCGTGTTGTAATAAAGCAGTCTCGGCGCATGATGCAAGCTCCCGAGACAAACTACGCACTTAAATAAAACTTTCTCATGCTTATCAACAAAATACATACATGTAAAACTAAAGAGCTGTTGCAAACTTGCGCAGAACTCATCAACATACTCACTCAACGCAAAATAATCATACGCATCAACATTCTTAAACAAAGAACTATTCAACGCAACAACTCTTTCTAAATGCTCTCTATTTAATGCAGACGCACAAACAAAATTGTATTCATCTTCTGAGTCGTAATACTCTAAAACTAAACTGGGGAGTTTTTTATCAGCAGGCGCAAGAAATCTGACTCTTTGATTTTTATGCTTCGCTAAATACTCTTTGACAGCACGTAATCTTCTTTGCACTTCAATAGCACTGAAGAACTTTGTTGAAATTGTGCGTGCCACAGTAATTTCCTGACCCTTGTGAATTTGCCCCGAGAAGGGGCTTGTTTGGGGCGCCGGGTACATTCCCCCCAACGCCCGAAAGAAACGCCCTTCCAGAAGCTTCCAGGGGGCTCTGAGAGAGTTGCTGAGCGCAGAACTTATCGCTCAGTCGCAAACCTCCTTGATCTGAATGATTTCGTACTCATCAAAAGAAAACTGCTTTCTGAAAAATTCGATAGCATCCTCATAATCAATACAATCTTCAATTACTGTCCACCCAATCTTTCCTCGATCAGAAACTTTTTCAAACAGAACGCGAAAGGTTTTCATCTTTGTGAATGTGTAGCGCTTCATGTTACTCATGATAGTCTCCTTGTTAATTTTTATTTGAGATAAAACCCTGCAGACTCCCAGACAACAACAGAATCGGGTGAATTAAAATCTGTCTTGATAGAAGCGTGATAGTCACCCTCAAAATCACAGAGCGGGAGATCAATTACAAGCTCACCGCAAAAATGCTCATTCACCCAGTTTATGACTTGACTCTCAAGATCGAGAATGTCGTCATCTTTCAGCTCCTTGAAAAATTCCTCCCCTGATTTGCAATCGTAGATGTAGAGATAAGTTTCGTAGGGCGCAGGGCGATCTTCACAGGGATTCATTTTTTACCCTCCCATTGATTTGCAAATTCATCAGCAATAGCATCAAGGCGCGGAAATAAATCCTTTTGCGCTGAATAGTCGCACAGGATCTCAGACTTTTCATTCCCGAGAACAATGAACAAAGATACAAATCCTCCGCACTCTGGAGATTTCATGAGAACGCTGGATGCATCAACGCTGCAAACAATGTCAACTGCAGCTTTTCTTGCAGCAAGGTCGGAAATTTCGCTATCAATGCCAAACTTGTCAACTCCATCAAAAACAGAGGCGATGTAAAATCCACCCTTCTGAAATTTGTGCAGCAGCGAAGAAACTGCTTCTTCGTAATTCGCCATGTGCCTGAAAAGTAAGGGGATCAGCAGGAAAGATGAACCCTCCTGCTGTGTTTCTATTCTAGCAGATAACGGCTAGATGTCAATAGATTTAATTTACATCTTGACCCAGATTGTTTGCAAGTGCAAATTTAACAAGTCGATCTCGATTGTCTTTATAGTCACGCGCAAGATCAGTGATTTGCGAAACTTGTTCTTCTGTCTCAACTCCTGCATCCCTGCAAACAAGACGCATGATTGAAGAAAACTCTTCTTCGTCGTTGAAAAGAATTTTGCAATAAGAGTCAAGCTCTAGAAAAAAGTCAATTTTCTCTGGTGCAATGTGAAATGGAGGATTACAGATGTAGCCAAGATTTGCGAGACGCTCAAGAACACCGAACGCCCAGAAAATTTGCTTGTGCTTTTGCTCAGTCATTGTAAAAAACAGAAACGACGAAAAATGATGATTGTGAAAACTACCTGCCAGCAAGATACTTCTGTTGAGAGCCTGAGGCTTGTCGATTCAGGGAAACTTCCCCGCCGACAGAACTTCCTGCTGCCGCGCCAGAACCTCTCGGGCCGACATTGTTTTTGCCGTGACGGAAACGCATGGTGCTGAGAGCTTTTTTGACAGCTTCTTTATCTTCGTGAACTCGATTTTCTTGCTCTTTCATTTCATGCAGACGATCTGTAATTTTTAAGGCAAATGCTTTTCTAAAGTTACTTTTGAAAGAACGATCTACTTTTTTATCATGAAGCTCGCTCATAATCTTTTCTGCTGTGTAAGCAATTTCTGCCTCACGCTCCATAACTTGCAGCAGATACTCAGAATAAATTTGCACTTGAATCTGCTGAGCCTCGCTGCCAATAATTTTCAGCTCATGACTCCCTGCAGAGTGATAAACATAAGCTTTTGCATCATAGTAATTTGCAACTGCGTTAATTATTTGATTGTACGCATGATCTGCGCGTTTGTATTCTTTGACCGTCTCGTGCTCAATAATTGTCTCTGACGCTTGCTCAATCGTTACACCGTATTCTTTGCAGAGTTTGTCAATAAGTTTTGCAGCTGCTGCAGCCTCACCCTCAAATGAAGTTTCTTGCTGCAACTTAAGCATTGCTTGAATCTTTGCAATGATTTGCTTGCGATCAAACATTTTCCTGCGTTAAAAAAGAACAGAGTGAAAAGTAATCAGTGAGGAAAAGTAACGAAGACGCGAATACATTGCCCTTGCGGATCAATGTGGAACTCATCGCCAAAGTTTGTGACGCGGCAGCGATGTCCGCTCAACCCAAGAACATTTTTGACTTTGCGGATAATTGCAAGATCCGACGCATCTTCTCGCATCCAGATCGTTAATCTATTGACCCAGGAGTAATTTGCTTCGCCACCGTAAGTATCGGTGACTTCGATGCAGACTTCGCGTTCGGGCATTTTTCTGAAAGTGAAGGAAAATTAGAACAGAGAAAGACAAACATTCTCCCTCTGTTCATGCTTCCATTATAGCATACGCAAAATTGCGTGTCAAGTAGTTTTACTTTCAAGTTCCATGATAATTTTATGACGCTTGTAAATCTTTCTAGCACTGAGCTTGCAAATGCGAATCAGCAAAGACTGACTCGGTGCAACTTTTTTCTCTCTGAAATCTTTACGAAGAAAAGAAAGAATGTTAGCAGTGCAGGTATCCCACTGGATCAAAGTTATGTCCATGAATTCATCAGGATCCTTACTCCTGATAATTTTGTTGTAAGTAGTAGAACGTTCAATCAGCTCGATAACTTCCTCTGTGACAAACTGTTGTGCAATCTTGTCAATTTTGTCGTTAGTAGTTTTTTGATACTCTGAGACTTGATGAATCACTTGATGCAAAACAAACGCTCCCCGATAAAAGGGTCTTGGACGGTAACAATTTTAGCGCTCGGGCAATTCTCGACAGCCCGAGCATTTATTGCAGCTTGCAAAAACTTTGCACCTGTGATACCTATAGCGGCCCCGAGAAAAACTGCAGCACAGGACTGAAAAAAACCCTTGTATTTTTCGATTGTGTGTTGAAAGCTCATGTCAGCGACTAAATTCACGAATGGTTGACTTGAGTTCACTTAGCTGACTTTCTAAGCTGCGAATCTTTTTGCGTGTCTCTGTTACTTCTTCGACAGTGTAATCAATGCGGAACTTGCCTTCGATAAACTTTTCGCAATCTTCTAGTATGACATCACTGATCAACGCGACAGTAAATTCTTGCTTAACATAAGCCACGCTATGTTCTGAGATTTTATACGTCTTTTTAAGATTAGCAAAAATGCAAGAATGACCGACTGTAAAAGTTAGCACAAACCCCTGCTCATTCATCCAGTTTTGCAACTTCTGCATTTCTGCATTAACTTTTACGATCCAGCTTCTGTACGGTGTAACTTTTACTATCTTCTTGCCGATGTACGGTTTGAGAATTTTCACGAAATGCAGGCGAAGTTCATTCGCCATAACATTTACTTGATTCCTTGTCGATACATGTCGAGCAAGATTTTTTTCTTCTGTGTAATCAGGATGCGTGCTGGAAAACATTTTCTGTGATGAGATAAAGAACGCGAGCATGAACAAAGAATCTCTCCCCTGTTCATGCTTCCATTGTACTACATGCAAAGTTGCCTGTCAACCCTTTTAACTTACAACTCTTTTGAAATAACCCTCCCACCAGCCTTCAGTTTCCTGCATCTGCTCAAGCATTTTATCGCAGAACAACTTTGCTTTCTCTTCTGTAAGTTCCCTAGGGTATTGATCAAATTCATGCACCCCGTAATAATCTACGAGGGCCTTATAAGAAAATGCACGCTCAACAGGATCAGAAGTCACGAAACCTCGCATGAGCGAGTCGTAACCTCCGCGCCCTACAAAACTTGTAATTGTCTCAAGACTTGCAAGATTGCCAAACCATTCACAAGAATCTGTATGATACAAATTGCTGCCAATTCCTATGATTTGATTATTTTCTTTGACAAGAAAACAACGATCTAGCGTGATTTCATACAAACGATGAGTAAATTCCGGGTTGAGCAAGCAAGGTTCAAGAATCAACAGAATAGGTGAGTAGACATTAAATTTGTCTACACAGACAAATGCACCCCCATGCTCAAAAGGATTGATGTCATCAATGTTTTCGATGCAGTGATAACAGGGTTGAGTCGTTTTCATTTGATGCGCTCCTGAAATTCTTTGGTGTACGAAAAGTGCTCGATCTCTACATCTTGATGATTCAGAAGCAATTGATCGAGAATGAATCCTGCAGTAGATTCCTCTACGTTTTTGACTTCCTGTTCAAGTTTTCCCCTGCGTGTTGTTTTGCGCAGTGTGAAAGGTGTCGGGCCGGGCAGATTAGAAAACGTGTCTCGCGTAAATGTGTACACAAGTTTCTCTTGTTCAGAGAATGTTGTAAATTTGTAGACCTTGTTAATCATTGTGCTTTGTCAGAATAAATGACAGCGTTGTTTTCAATGCAGCACTCAGGAATTGCCGTGCGAAACTTAAAGTCGATAAACGGCCTGAGCATGTTTGACGGGCAAGTAAGTTTCAGCATGAAACGAATTGCGTCGTGCGATGAAGCTGTTTTAACGTAAACAGTTTTTACGTCTGACCAGTCAGCATTTTCCGTCGTTGCAAACTCGTAAAAATTCATAATTTCCGTGATGATCAGAAAGAATCGACAGAGACAGCAAGAGATTTCTCCCCTACTGTCTTTCTATTCTAAGACATCATGCGCTACGTGTCAAGTGTTTTTACTTATCAGTTAATTCACAATTTCTCCGTTTGCATTAACTCGCACACCCTCTGTAAATTCTGCGCCGTTACGCAAATACCAAACACCTTTTTCCTGATACACAGAAGTAAATGAATAGCTATCAATACGTTTTTTAGTCGTTACCGTTTTGTATCCTCCCGAGAAGAGAACTTGTGTGTTGTCGGGATAAATTTTGATAATGTCAGTATTATACAGACGAACAACAAAAACCTCATCAACTTGCTCAAGATAAGTGTTGTTGTCAATCTTACGCTTTTGGCGACCGTTGAGAAGTTCGGCGGCTTTTTTGCAATCAATAGTCATAGTTCTCGTAAAGGTTGTAGTTGAAAAGAAGATCGTTTAGTTTTCGTGCTGTATCTTTTTCTCTGTCAAGCAATGCCCAGAATTGCTTTCCTTTTTCTCCCCTGTCAATTACAATCGACGTTTTTGTTTCATACAGCAAACGCTTGAAACGTTGCTGCGAACAAGAAAGAGCGTTCGCCACCCAAGAATGATCTGTTTTCATTTTTGCATAAACCAAGAACAAAGGTAGACATCTTCTATGGTCTCAGCTTCTCTTTTTTTGCGCATGGCAATAGTTGTTGCTTCGCTCAGACTTTGCGCCTCAATGTAGATTCCGCGCCCAATGACGAAATCTTTTTCTTCGAGATAGCGATAGTCTACGCGATACATTTTTACTGACATGAGAAAAAAGAGCGCTGCACACGACAAAGACTAGCGCCTTTGTCATGCTTCCATTATAGAGCACGCAACGTTGAGTGTCAAGTATTTTTACTTACAAGTTTACAATTACTTTTTAGTCGATTTGCCATTTGCACCATTACGCGCTCTATTTTTGCTGCGTGATTCAAGTGTCGTTCCCCCGTTTTTTGTATGCGATACATCCTTTCCGCCTTTCCCATAAATCCCACGCTCCCTCCTTTCTTTGTTGAGTTCAGCACGATACTTTTTGTTTTCAGGTTTTGCGTTCAGCTTTTTTTGATACGCATTGCGTTTGGCGCGAGCTTTTGGGTTCTTTTTGTAGTAGACAGAAGTTTTGCTCGCCATGACAAAAGCGCATCATGAAAACAGATTAGCGCTGACGAAAAGAACGAGGAATGCTAACAGGTATGCGAGATTCGCAAGAATCACAGTGCAGAAACTTATCTGATCTATTCAATCCATCTGCAACAATCTCCCATGGATCGCTAAGAGCGAATCTTTCACGAAAAACAGAACAGCACTTAGAGCAGCAAATAAAATTGCCCTTTGTCACAACGTATCTAGACCGAAAGTGATTGTGATTATTCTTGAAAGTAATAGCAAGAAGATCAGCTGTGCGCAGTGAGTAGCTTTTTGACGACATAGAAAAAATGACTCTGAGTATAGATACCTAGCCTCTGTAAGCCTCTGCAGAGCCCGATAAGGCCTGCTACCTGGGCAAGCTAGAGAGCAGGAAGAAAAGGCCCCACAGGGGCAAATCTGCGGGGCTGAGAGAGCTTTAGTGGTCGAGTTGCGACCTGATTCGCTTGTGCAGATCCTTATAGATCACTCGCGCTTCCTTCCAGGCTGCGTCATTTTCCTCTTTTGTCCCATTCTTGAGAAGAGAAACAAAATGCTCCCCAAAGTTGTGCATAAATGAAATTGCACCAAGGAGAGCAAGTTTCTCTTTTTTACTGAGTGACATTAAGTGAATTCCTGCATACGTGAAAGATTATCTTTTATGTCATTCGCTCTTGCTTCTGCAACAAGATGACAAGCAGCAATAATTTGTTCTTTTGTAAATTTACTAACGACTTCTATGTTTTTTGGAAAAAAATCATGGAAGCTTTCATCACACTGTTCTAACGCTGCTGCAAGAAGACCTATGCCTAAAAACATTAACTCTGTCTCAAATACATAAGCAAGAATACACTCTTGATAACTTGGGGGATCATCGCATTCTTTTGTTTTGATTGAATTCTTAAACTTCTTGTACGCAAGAGTGATTGTATTAAAGTCTTGTGAATTCATTTGCGCAGCTCCTGTTTCTGCGCCCATGCCGCACTGTGCATTTCTGCAGCAGTTATCGGAGGCTCATAACTAAAGCCCATTTCGTCATCACTGGGCTCCCAGTCAATGTGCTCTGTAATCAATCTGATTACCTCTTCAAGCATTTCTTCACGCCCAGGCACGGAATGCATCACCTGAACTCTTTGTTCTCGCTTGAGGATTGCTTGAAGCTCATCACGAATAAGTTCAAGCCTCGTGTCATCATAAACGTGAGGAGCGTAATCTTTGTTTGAGGAAAAGGTGAGAGTTGCTTTCATTGTTCTAGAGATCAGGAGACAACAAACATGCCGTCTTCGTAAAGACGCTTTGCCCTTGCAAGTGCGAGATTTCTAAATTTATAGCTATAGGCAATGTCAAGCAGGGGCTCATGAGCAAAATAAGAGTCAGCCTCTTCTTTGCTAAGGGGATTTTTCTTCTCCGGTGTAAGATACCTTCCGTCTGAAAACTTTTGATAAATGCACCAACGATCGTCGTGCAGATGAACAAACTCTGCGCTTTTTCCTGTTGTGTAAGTTTGATTTGTGCTCATTAGTCTAGATCGGTTTCGTGGTCAATAAGTTGACGCATCAGGCAAAGATCGCCGTTGTCGTCACTTTGCTCAAGGAAATACTTGTATGTATTTCCGCACCCTTCATAGCTAAGGTAATTCCAGTTGTCAAGTACCTCGCTCCATGCATCGTAATAATCATAATTTTCTTCATCAGATTTGGCGTCAGAATTTGGTCCGCGCCAGCAACGTTCCCAGGCGTATTCAGAAACATCCCCAAGTCGTTCATGCTTTTGCACAAACATTTGAGGAATAAAAATCCCGAAAGATCCGTTGATCAGAACTTCATCCACTTGCGTGAAATCTTCGGGTTCATCAGGCGGGGAAAGTGGGCGCGGATCAATAATCGGAGTGTCGTAATTCATGTCAATTCTTGTTGAATTCGTTCAGATACTTTTCCACGATCTCAGGAAAAGCAACGCACAAGCGCTGAAAGTTAGCGGGATCTGCTGCAATCATTGCCAGCGCAAGAGCATTGACAAACCTTCCACCGAATCGCTGCATGTTTACCAGCAGCCGAGACTTTTGCTCTGCTGTCAAATTAACTTGATTCATGTTTTCTGAGAAAGAAAGTGAAGAGACGAGCGCCTTGCCCGTTTTTCCATCATAAGACCGAGGCGGCCTGTCTGTCAAGTGTTTTTATTTATCAATACAGGTAGACTTTTCCGTCGTCGGCAACATAAGCATTGATCTCGCCAAAAGATCTAGCGATGTCATTAAGTATCCCAGATACAGCGGGGCACCAGTCTCCGTCCCAAAATCCGGCGCCTTCCTGATTTCTCGTCAAAACAAAATCGTGCTCCGTTTGATTTTCTATGGGCTGAATAACATCATAAAATTCGTCGATAGAATCCCAGTTATCACCAACAGCCTCAGTGATTCGTTTTTCAGCCTTTGAGACAAAACCCATAAACTCCTTATAGAGTTTGTTCAAGCAATCTTCATTGATGTCCTCCGCTGAATAGTTTTTGTAAAGCGGAATTTCTTCATCATCTGAACTTGTCCACAGAATTGTTTCAGCAAGTGCGCGGATGGTTGGGTTCACAGAAGTAAACATAATCACCTCTTTCAATTTATCGAACTTGATTGAGCTTGATCATTCTCAAGAATTTTTTCAAGAGTGATAGGAAGCATGTCGCTGTCAACCCCCTCGGAAAGCATGATTTTTTCACGCAGTCCCTGAATAGCAGAAACATGCTGCGCAAGCATGTCTGCTTTTACTGCAAGCGCCATCCAAATTGAATCAGATTGCCAAGGAACAAGAAAAGAAGCAATTTGTGCTTTTACCTTTTCTCTTTTGAGAATGTTGACACAATCCTGAACCTGCAAATTCAGCCCATGAAGCATCATGCAGAGTTCTTCGATGTAAAGCTCAGACTTCAGTTTCATTTCAGGTCAGGAAAAGGTTTGCCTTGCCACAGAAAACAAGATCCATGACAGAGTGAAAGTCAGTAGGAACAACAGAATAATCGTAGTTACCGAAGCCCTTAGAAATGTAATAAAAGCTACTTGTAGCTCTTGCGATTTTGTTCTGAACATTTCCAAGTGAATCTTCTTTGGCGAAACGAAGCAGGTGAACCTCGACAGCGGAGAAAGAATAATTTAATTCATTTAGAACATAGTGCTCCGACAGCTTGCAGTAGAGGGGAAGGAGAACGCTTCCAAATTCATAGATAATCCATAATCTAACTTCGCCCGGCAGCATTTTATCCAAGATTTTTTTATCATGAATAGCAATGTCTGTCCAGTTATGCTTAACCGTATTTTCCGCCTCAAAACACATCCATTCATGGAGTGTTTGCTTTTTAGGGGAACGTTTTACTGTTTCCTGCCTTGAGATAATTTGAGACATAGGTGCGCCGAACGCTCTTACACAATAGCAGGCGGCGCTGCCCTGTCAAGTGCTTTTATTTACAAAGTTACTAGAAAAGCTCAAAACTAAGATCAGGGTAGATCCTTTTGTTCATTAGACGCGGCAGGATCTTTCTGATTTCTGCATAAGGCAGGAATGGTTCAGTTCTTACAAATCCACCGGCAGAATAAGGACAAACCCAAACAGCAACATTGTTTGCAACATATATTAACGGGTATTCACTTGCGCTTCCGATCCAAATACATCCTTCGTCTATTGGTTGATGCGAATTGAATCTTGTTCTAACAAAAGGAAAAAATGCTCCTTCTGCCGATGCAAACTTATCAACATTAAAATATTCGCCCCCCCAGGCACGCTGATAAAGATCCAAATACTTTTCAGTAAACTCGTATTGAGATAAATACTTCTTGATGCAGTTTCTCTCTAAATCGAGTTGAGACTCATAAATTTTCTTGATTCTTAAGCTGTATTTCTTTTTGCATGTAAGAGACTCTCTACAAAGGGCGAATCTTTTCTTCGTTTGTGCCTCTGTAAATAGCAGCGTCCCAGTCTCTGAAAATTTGAAGTGTAACTTCTGATTGCGTTTTTGATTCATAGCGTTGAGTCTCAGAAAGAATTGGGCGCTTCGTAACAAGCAGCCCCTTCAAATATAAATGCAATTTCCATGAGTATTCCTGTTCATCTAAGTTCCAGAGCCACTGCAGTATCTCAAAGCTTTTCCTCCTGCACCAATACCAGTATTCACGAAATTTTACCGCATCGCTAGGCAGCGACATTGCCGCAACATAAAAAGTATCACGACACATAAACTCGCCTTTTCCTGGGACTCCAATTCTTTGTATTGAATAGTTATTCCACCATTTTTGCTTTAGTTTGACATTCGCCTTAAGAACCTGAAAGTAGAATCTCATTCGCATCTGGCTCAATGCACGCCTTTTCCATGGCATGTGCATGTAACGCGGCTTTGTAACCTTGGCGACAGCGCGATCGGGCGAGGCAAGCAAAATCCCATGCTTGTTCGGTTTTTGTGCGGCCTTCACGACTTTCCCCCTGGCAAACGAAAAGATAACAAGGTAGGATTGCAGCAGAATTACGGAGCTTCATGCTGTGTCTGTTTTCTTCTACTGCGTAGTGATCCCTTCTGGGGATGGGCAGGAAATTCTTTCTGGAAGGCTGAATAGCGCGAATGCCTACGACGCTTCTCTCGCGATTGAAATGCTTCACCCTGACGCATTAGAGATCCGTGTTCGCCGAGAAAGAGTCCTGAATGTTGTTTAAGATCCCCGCTTCCGAATCAGAACAATCAAGTGTCTGCGAAGCTGCTGAAAAAACAGTTGAGTCTTTTTGTGTTGCCGCAGATTGCATTCAAGATTTTGTTGCACTACTTGAAAGCGATTTCTTAGGAGTTGACAAGGAGTACAAAAAACAACTTGATCGAGAATTTACGCGATTGTCAGCAGCTATGTGGAGACTGAGAATAGCGCAATACAAAACACTGGAAAATCAAGAAAGAGTTGTGCAGGTCTCAAAAGTTAACGGCGACGAAAGCATCTAGTATTTTGCTTGACAGGCATCGTTGATGACCTTACACTTAAGGGGTACTTTGCATGACCGGCATGAGCAAGGGGGCCATGTTTCAGCCGGGCGACACGGTGTTCGCTCGTTGGCACGGCTCGACAGAATTTCTGGTGGTCCGTCGTCTTGATACGCACCTGCCAATGCCTCACTGGATCTGTAAGGCATGGGGCGGGAAAAAATATGAATACTGGGTATTTCCCGGAATTCAACTGTCAAGAAAAAAGATAGAGCACCTTATCAAGGAACACAATCGCAAACAGCTTTCACTCAAGTTTCTTCGTTAATTCACTCAAAAAAATGGCAACATTTCTTACTCGCAGGGAGGCGCAGGAGCGTGCGCGTGCAGAAAAACAAGAGCGTCGAGAAAAAAAGCTACGCCATCGTGATTTGATGTGGGCCTGCCGACGACGTTATCTTGATGATCAAGAGTGGTATGAGCTTCACATGCTTGATCGCACATATGGAAAATGGGGGGCCGAGCAGGCAGAATACGAGTTTGGTATTCTTGAAGAACTACGCAACTTTTTCAAGCGTCATGAGGTTGGTAGCAAATGTCCGCATCTTAATGCACTTGAGCGACATCTAGCTCTGCACAACGAAAAAGAGCAAAACGAGAAAAAGCAAAAAACCAAACGCACCGTAAAAGCCTGACATGAGCTTCAATCTCAATCTTCTTGCAAAACCAACAGTAAAGCAGCTTGCCTCACAAATAGACGAACATGAAGACTATGTAAAAGCCGCTGAAGAGCAGGAGGGCCTTTACAGATCACCAAGTGAATACCTTTCCTGGAATGTTCAGCTTCGTGCTTGTTTTATGAGCGGCACCGTCGAAGTTGCAATACGCGGATACGCAAGTAAGGATATTCTTGCTGTCAAAGTTGGGGAGCTTGCGCGTGAGGCAATCCTGCATCGCGCCCCCGCAAGATACATAACAAAGGAAATGTGCGAGGCATTTATGCAGACGCCCATTCCTGTTCTGTCAAAGGAAATACTTGACGTGCTTCCGTGGATGCATATTATTCTTCCGCGTAATTTTGTATTTGATCACGCTGGTGATGAAGTCGTATCACTCCTTGTTCATTGCGGTGTTTTATACCCGGAGAGTATTCCGCAAGAGGAACTTGGCAGGCAAATAATGAAAGAGTTTTTTCCTGGGGAGGTAGAAACGCCACCCGAATACTTTGGCGCCTCTGGCATACAAGTTGCAACAATAACGCCAGAAGGATCAAACTTTTGGCAAGAATTTATTGACAAAGATGCAAAAAGCTGGCAAGAGGAGCACATTAAACAACGTGAAAACTCTGGATACGAAAACGAAAAAACAGAGCAGATTATGCGTATCGCAATCAATTCTTTGCTTGTTCACCTTTATGAGCCAGAGCTGATCACAACCGATCCGGCAAAACCGTTATCAGGCTCAGGGTTTGGCAGAGGCCCGGGAAAATCCCCTCTAGGGCCAACCTGGATCGGGAAAGGCTTCCGATACCAGCGGGAGAAAACAAAAGCCCCAGGCGGGCAGGAACAGGGCAGGGGGAACGTTCGGGCGCACTGGCGCCGTGGACACTGGCACACAATTTTGCACGGAAAGGGCAGGCAGGAACGTCGCGTGCAATGGTTTAAGCCTGTCTTTGTAGGTAGCGGCATGAGCTAGCACTTTGTACTACTGGCACAAGTACGCTATCTACTTTTTTCTGCCCGTCCCAGTGACGGGCTTTTTTGTATCTGACAACATAAGAATTTTTAAGTAACGCAGCGCAGCAGGGCAGATCACTCGCGCTGCAGCCGATCTCGGGCATCACATCACAGTGCCGTAAGCCAGGTTGAAATTTGCATAAGTGGTCCCCAGGGCGCCATGTCGGTTTTTCAGGGCGATCAGCTCCATCCTCTCCCGCTCCTGTTTTGCGCCTTCGATGTCCCTGTAGAGCCCGATCACAACATCCGAGTCTTCCTCGATTCTTCCGCTGTCTCTGAGATCGCTGAGGGTCGGGCGCTTGTTATCGCGCTTTTCCGATTCTCGATTTAGTTGACACATAAGAATAATGTCTAACATAAGATCCGTTGCAAGCTCTTTCAGGCAGCGAGTCATTTCACCGATAGCAAAAGTAAGATTATCGACTCTGCGCACGCGCAGTAAACCCAAGTGATCAATACAGACGACAGAAAGATTCTCATTGCGTTTTTTCAGCATTCTAACGTGTGCAGCTATCTGTTCTACTTCACGCAGTCGATCAGAAATCAAGATGTTTTTACTGATGCTGCCTTGATAGCTAAGAATTCGCTGCTTCTGCGCTTCTGAGAAATTTCTTGACGGGAACTGAGTAACACGAATCCCATCGACAATTCTTCCAGTCTGCTCAAACTGTGCCGTATAATCATGAATACAAGTAAAGCGCTGCAGTATTTGCCTCTTAGGAACTTCAAGGGTGTAAAAAGCAGCCAGATGATTTTCTCTTGCAATTCCCTTGACAATTGATGCAGCAAGTGCAGTTTTGCCAACCCCAGGACGAGCAGCGATAGTAATTAACTTTCCAGCAATCGTATTATCATTGATCGCAATACCCCCAAGCATGTGATCATCGAAAGACTTCAATCCCGACGATGCAAACAACTCTTTAGAGTCATCACAGGGAGTAAGCAACTCTTTTACAAATTGCTCCTCTGTCAATTCATCATTACTTGTGATTTGATTGATCGACTTGCTCCAAGTTTCTGCAGCCGCGTGCAGTTTGCTCTCGATCTGCCCAGGAGTGTTAGACGTGAACCTTTTCATGTTCAGCATCGCATCAACCTCGGACAAATGATCCGAGATCACCGCTTTTGTCTTAACTATACGCCAGAAAGCAACGCAGACGTTTTTGAGCGTGTCAATTCCAAGGACAGTCGATCGCTCTGCGGCAACACAGTCTTGAATACAGAGTTCAGCCCACGGGGAGAACTCCTTTGATCTTTCCTGTGCGATTACAGAAATCTTGTCCTTAGTTATGATTGCCCCACGCTGATCAGATGTTTCAACAACAAGATCACTGATTACCTTGTAAATAGTTCTTCTGTTTTCCTCAACAAACCAAGATTCGTCAACAAGACAGATCGCCTCAGCTAAAACAGAACTTTGAAGATTCGCAAGACACCACCCAAGATAAAGACGTTCATAAGCAGAAGGATCCCATACAGAGATATTACCTACCGATACCTTCGATGTTTGAGAGGAATCCTGCGAGTCTGTCCATTGCGTCGAGTAGGTCATCACATTCCTCTGAGTCTTCAAGGTTAAAGGACTTGACGTGCTCAAGATGATCTTCAAGATCAAACTTGTTTCTGTAGAGATTTTGCAAAAAGCTAGTCATAGCTGAGTGGGCGATAAGACGGATGAATGTTCATATCAACTGTCGCAGTTCGCTTTTTGCTTGCATCAAGTCCGTAGCGCTCATAGTTAACAACTCTGATCCCGTGCCAGTTCCCTGCAAGTATTGCTGCGCTTAGCTGTTCGTCAACTGCATCGTCACCATACTTTACTTGTAACTTCTCAAGCTCTGTCATTTGCATTTTCCAAGAACGCAATGTTTTTGCACCTTGCTTCCCTTTCCAAAACTCAAATATCTTTTCCTTGTGTTTTTCCAGTGATTTTGGCAATGGCAATGTTGAAAGTAAATTCCCCTTCCTAGGGGTTTCCTCAGACTCCTTCCCGACACCATCCCCATCCACTTTGGGGGAATCCAAGAGAGATTTCTGAACAGAGCCTGCAGTTGCAGGGTGCTCAGGAACTTTTGCGTTCCCTGTGTGCTTACTGGTGTTTCCCGCACCGGCACAGCACGCGGGTACTGTAGACCCCCTTGTCAAGTCTTTTCCAAGATCCCTGTCCCTGACTGGAGTATTGGCATGTATAGGGGTTTTGGATGTACCGGCGTCGGGATTTCCAGCGTCGGGATTTCCAGGGCGCCGGTGATACCGATCGGCACTGATCGCCATGTCAGTCACAAGATAGTATTCTCCTGATACACGCCCAGTCTTATCGCATCTATCTGTTTTATTTTGCAGATACCCAAAATCTCTGAGTTCCTTGAGCGCTGCGATTACTGCATCGCGCCCCTCTGTTCCGTGATCAATAATCCACTGCTTTGAAAATTTCTTACCAGAAAGACTCAGGCATCCTGCAAGTATTCCTTTGGCTCTCCAGCTTAATCTGTCATCTTTCAGAGCATCATTTAAGATTAAAGTAAATCTTGTGCCAGATGCCTCTGCGAAAAACAGTTTTTCTTCATGGTGTGATGAACTGGTCATGTCTACCGTTGAATCGGTGAGAGTTGTAGGAGTGGGCCCTGGGGGTGAGATCCCAGGGCTTTTCTTTTTCATTCACCCATCCTCTGTTCCCAGGTTTTCAGTCCATACTCAATCAGCATGGCGCAAAAGCTTGCCATTGATTGTGTGTTCGGCTTATGCGACATCAGTCGCAGTGCTGTTAATTCGTCGATCGTTACTTTGACGATCATTGAATTTTTCTTTTCTTGTTCTTGCATGATTACTCATGAATGAGCCAACGGACCATAGCAGGACCATCGGTCCCTGTCAACGACCAAAGATCTCTCCTGCGCCCAACTGGGTCTCGATTTTCACGAATCGCCCCGACCTTGACCCGCCGGGCTACAACGAGGCCTTTATCGACATGCAAGAAAACAAAAAGAAAACTCTACGTGAAATTCACGCAGAGCAAATGATAGAGAAGAGAAAGAAGAAAAAGCTCGGGCGAGGGCAAAAAGCCTAAAACTCAAAAATATTGCTTTCTTTTTTATCTTCTAGATTGTCTAGCGTTACTTTTTCAAAGTCAATCGGCGCAACAGGTATCTTTCGCGTCATGCCTTTATTTGTTGAATTTGCGTCCGTACTAATCCCATTGATTTCACAGTATTTCTCGTACCAGCTTTGCACCATTCTTCTGTCAACAAAGCCTTGCATAAAATTAGCGATTGCCTGAACATCCTCCCCTCTTTCAAAAAGCAAATTAGCCGTTACGCGCAAGATGCGATTGAGTGAAGTAGCGGCGCGTGTTACCATTTTGCAACTTGGGGCTTGACAAAGCGTACTACGTCTGGTTACGGTGTGCGAGTTGTCACTCGGGATCACATGACTGACTTTGTTCAGCGCCCCAACCTTGCAGGCGTCATCACTAAAGATGATGTCTCAACAAAAGGGACTGGTAACTTCAAGGCTGATTACGTCAACTGGGCTCGCATCGCGCATCTGTTACATATTCATGCTCCTGGCTGGGAGTTTCACCTTCGCAGGAGTCCTGATCAGCAGGGCTATGTCTGGAGGGCGCCCAATGATACGGGATACGTTGTCGGATACTTTACAGGTCCTGGCAATCAGATTACGCCTGACTTTCCTCAGAGCGTGATGGACAACAGAAATGCGCCGATTGCATTTGAGCGAATTTCCGCTCGTGATGTAACTGACACGCATCGCCGTTGTCTTTGCACAACTGCTGCATATACTTTCGGCCTGGCCTATGAGCTGTGGGCCAAGGAGGAGGTCGAGAACCCCTATCGGGAGGAATCCTCGTCCAGGGCTGCCGCGACCCCTCAGAAGCCCTCAGAGCCAACGCTCTACAAGGATCTCGGGCTTCACCTGGCAAAGCTCGGCATCACTGACTTTGGGATCAAGACAGTCTTCGCTATCTGCAAGGTAAATGCTCTTGAAGAAATCCCTGATGAAATGGCTAGCAAACTGATGAAGGTTGGGCCCGATCACATCAAGATGTTCGACCAGGGCAAGAACAGCAAGGGTCAGCAAATCATTGCAGCTCCTGTCAAGGATCAAATCAACGAAAACAGTTCAATTGATGAGCTAGCAAAAGCCGCTGAGGAAATGTTCTCTGATGATTGACACTGATTCCGAGAAAGGGCGCATCGGTAATTTCTGACAGCAGACAGGCCGGCGCCACAAGAGCGCTGGAAATAATCAACGGAAATCACAATGAAAAACAACACTGTTTTCACCATCAGCATCACCCTCGCATCTCTCGCGGCTCTTGCCTTTGTCCTCTGGGGACTTCCGCAGCTAGGTGTCTACAACCGCACTCTGGCCGGCAAAGCCTCGCTCATGGAGGCAGAAAGCACGCGCCAAGTAAAAGTGCTCGAAGCAAAGGCGAGAAAAGATGCAGCCTCTCTAGAGGCACAAGCCGAAATCGAACGTGCTAAAGGCGTCGCTGAAGCCAATCGCATCATTGGTGACTCACTAAAGGATAATCCACGATATTTGCAATATCTGTACATAGTAGGTTTGCAAGAGGGAAGCGAGAAAGGTAATCGCACGATTTATGTGCCAACTGAGGGAGGCCTTCCTGTTCCGACACTTGGTATTGAAAAATAATGCAGGCAAGTTCACACTACGAGGTTCAACAATGACCGACAATCACCCGACCCCACCGCCGGAGCCGATGATCCCTAATCACTATCGCGGCAACGACATCCGCGTTTACCGAGAAGGCTTCCACGCTGGATACAAGTACGCTGCCGCCCTCCGCCCCGAGCCTCCGAGCCTCAAGCAGCAGGCGCTACATGCGTTGCTTCACATTGATCAAGGGCAACACAACGAGCGCTACCACATCATCCGCCGCGCATTGGAGCAACTCAATGACTGACAACCACCCGATCACCCCACCGCCGGAGATGGTTGAGCAGTGGCACAACGAAGCCATGTTGAAAGGTTTCCGTAACAAAGGCAGTTACTACGGGCACGAACTCGCCATTCAAGCCGCCCGCTGGGGAGCCGACCAGGAGCTGGAGGCGTGCCTAAGGCTGGTTGAGATTGACGCAGGTGAGGATGCTTATGACTTTGCTCGCTACATCCGCGCCGCCCGCCGCCCCAAGCCGCCGAGCTTGAAGGAGCAGGCGCTGAAAGCACTAGATGAAGCCCTCTTCATGGCCGATGACGTTCCACCAGAAGGGATCTGCTCAGACCAAGTAGACATCATTCGCCGCGCTCTGGAGCAACTCGATGACTGACCCCACCCCCGAATACGTTTGGGAAATCAGCGGCCCATGTCGCCAGCACGACTCGTACATACTGCCGCATGACGACGACGCTAGATGGGTGTCAGCAAGGGATTTTGCGCTTGCTTGGCTTGAAGAACTCATGGATCAAATGCAAGTCGGTGGCCCTGTGTTGGGCATCGAAGTTCAACTTAGGACAGCAACAGAATCCGACTTAGCAATCTTGCGCGGAGAATCAGATGAACTTGATGACTGACTTCACCCCGCTAAGCCCCGCCGCGCAGGCGGTGCTGGATGCAGTTCGTGAGATCTACCCTGCGCTAGCCCATGAGATTGCCGCCGCCGCCCTGCGAGCTGCTGTTGCTCACACCCAGCAGCACCATGGCTATGACGTGTGGGAGTGCGACGCGGATGAACTCCTTACCATCGCCGCTGAACTAGAGAACAACCAATGACACTCACTAAGAACATCAGCACCATGGCCACCGAGGTGGCTGAACACATCGCTGCTGATGCAGTGATTCAAGGAACCTACTGGGACCAGGATAAGCATAAAGGTTGCTTCATTGGCTGCCTTGGGCATAGCTGGGATCCTGGTATTGCTGCTGAGCGCTTTGGTCTGACATTGCCGCTGCTGCGTATTGCAGAGAACATCTTTGAAGGACTACCAGCAGATGAGGCTCGTGCGTTCTTCGCTGCGTTTCCTGGTGCCATTGGCTGCGATGGTCGTGATCTCAGTCTGGTGCATTGGCAGTTCTTGGCTGCTGAGCTACGGGCGTTGCCTGCTGTGCCCGCCGAGATCCAGGCAGTTATTGATCCGGTCATCGCTGGCATGGATCTGCTAGCCAGTGGCCAGGAATGGCCGACGGCTGCTGCCGAGGCTGCTGCCAGGTCTGCTGCCAGGGCTGCTGCCTGGGCTGCCAGGGCTGCCGAGTTTGCTGCCTTGGCAGCCAGGTCTGCTGCCAGGGTTGCTGCCTGGGCTGCTGCTGGGGCTGCTGATGCTGCTGCTCGGGCTGCTGATGCTGCTGGGGCTGCTGCTTGGGCTGCTGCTGATGCTGCTTGGGCTGCTGCCGAGGTTGCTGCCGTGGCTGTTACTCGCTGCCGACAGCGGGACACGTTGCTGGCACTGATCAGTCAAGCGCCGGTGGTGGAGGGCGGTGATGACTGACTTTCGATCGCTGTGCGCCCGCATGGCGGACGAGCTGGATCATTACCGCCAGCTCCTGATGGATGATCGCCGCGAAACTCATGCGTTGGCGACTGAAGCCCGCGCCGCTTTGGCCCAGCCCGAGCCGCAGAGGCCGACGGATGAGGAGCTAAAGGCCGCCTACTGGGAAGCGTTCAAGAATGCAGCTCCTTGCGGCGCCGACGAGAGTTGGCTTGCAGGGCTGCGAGCGGTCGCTTGCTGGAACCGCCCCGTCATCGCGCCAGATGGACCGGCTGTGCCTGATGGCAGGGAACCGGCCTCTGTCGCTGATCAGCCTACCGATAAAGAGCTGCTAGAGCTGATGCCCGAAACCATGCGGGATGAGTTTGCCGCTGTCTCTGACGTGTACTCCACGGCAACCGGTGGGCAAGTTGCGCCAGGTCTTTTCCGCACGGTGCTCAACACCGTCGCCCTGGAATACGCCCGCGCCGTCCTTGCCCGATGGGGGAACCAATGACTAACGACTCAATGTCCCCCGCCGCGCAGGCGGTTTGGGACGCCTTCAACGAGGACGAAGCCGGCGTGTTTGTGGACTACGGCGACAAGCTCGCCGCCGCCCTGCGTGCTGCTGCGGATCTTGAGCGCCAAAGCCCCTGGCCCACAAGCATTGAAGGTTGTGGCGCTAGGTGGATGCGAGATCAGATCCTCGCCATCGCCGCCGAGCTGGAGGGTAGTAATGCCTAAACGCATAGACCTAACAGACGAATGGGGTCATTCAGGTATTGACATAACCTGGACTCCAGCAGCCCACCGTCTAGATATTGGCGGTTGGTACGACAATTTTGTTGGCATAGAAACACACAGTCTTCAGTTGCGCGAGTTTTTTGATAAACTTGGCATTACTGAAAAGGATTGCATAAAAGCGTTCAAACAAACTTCTGGAAAACAATGACTGAATTATCACCGCAAGCGCAGGCGGTGCTGGGTGCCTACCTCAATGCACCATGCGGAAAGCCGCCTAAGACTTGGATTGCCGCCGCCCTGCGTGCTGCTGCAAATCAAATGGCGGCCTGGGCTGATGAAGATGGCCGAATTGACCTAGTCGACATTCTCGCCATCGCCGCCGAGCTGGAGGGTGCGCAATGACACTCACCAAAAACACTGACAAGCTCCGCCGAGAGGTCGCTGCACACGTTGCAGCGGACTCTATTACTCAACGCATTTACTGGGACGAGAAAAACAGCAAAGGGTGCTTCATTGGTTGTTTAGCTAAAGGCGATGACCCGGCAATCAATGAAGCAACCTATGGCCTGCCTGTAATGCTGCAGCGGATTGCTGAAAGCATTTTCGAGGGACTGCCTGCTGACGACGCCAAAGTGTTCTTTGCAGTGTTACCTGATGCAGTGAGATGCGATGGTAAGGATTTGACCAAGGTTGGATGGCAGTTTTTAGCTGCTGAGCTGCGTAGCCTGCCTACGCAGCCTGCCGAGATCCAGGCAGTTATTGATCCAGTGATCGTAGGCATGGATCTGTTGGCCAGTGGGCAGAAGTGGTCTACTGATGCTGCTTGGGCTGCTGCTGCTCGGGCTGCTCGGGCTGCTCGGGCTGCTGCTGCTGATGCTGCCTGGGCTGCCTGGGCTGCTCGGGTTGCTGCTGCTGCTGCTCGGGCTGCTGCTGATGCTGCTGCTGCTGCTGATGCTGATGCTGCCTGGGCTGCTGCTGATGCTGCTGCTGCTCGGGCTGATGCTCGCCGGCGGCAGCGTGATCTACTGCTGCGCTTGATTTCTGAAGCTCCCGTGATCGGAGGTGCGCAATGACCACTGACTTCCGCGCATTAACTGATGAAATCTTACAGCTCTTGGATTACTACATCCCCGAAGATGACCGCCCGACTTGTTGGGATCCGTGGAGGCAACGCGCCCGTGCCGCTCTGTCCGAGCCAGAGCCGGAGGGGCCGACGGTCATGGAGATCATTGAGCTTGCAGACGAGATTGAAGCAGCCGAGCTGGGGCAGGTTGATCTAGTTCGAGCAGCACTCGCCCGCTGGGGCCACCAGCCCGCGCCGCTGCCTGCGGGGGAGGTGGAGCCTAACGCCGAGTAGACGCACTCTCTACGAGGCCCCGGAAGGGGTGCGCGATTAGCGAGACGCGCCCCTCGGCACCCGTCGAGCCCTAGTGTTTAGGCGGGTGCTCTTTACTGTAATCACTCCACCTTGAATGAAATGCCCAAAATGCTTCAGTTGTCTGACAAGAGTTGTTTTAACAAGGGAAACGCTAGATGGTAAGTACATAATAAGGAGAAGGGTGTGCAGCTCGTGCAATCATCGCTGGTATGCAGCCCAAACGACAGAACAGGGCATTGACGCAAAGCAGTTGACATGGAGCAAAAAACATGGTGTAATGTTGTCTAACTGGTCATAGCAAACAACAGTCACGCAGAAAACCAATGGCACACCCGAAATCAGGGTTTTACGAAAAAGACGATCAAGAGTACGTTTCCGTCAGCTCGGTTCTGGGGAGAACAGGTGAACTCTTCAATCCAAACAAGTCAAAGGGTCTGGAAATTTGGAGACAAATGGAGCCTGACTGGGAAGATATAATTTCTCGCGCTCAGCGAAGGGGCACGATTATACACTCTGAAATTGAAATGTCTTTTTTTGGGGAGGCAGAAAAGCACAAGCTTGAAGATGCCAGCATGGAAGAAATCATGCAATACAACATACATGAGTACATTGCGCATCTTTCCCCTGTGCTTGATTTGATAAAAGAAGAAAACTTTGTCGCTGGAGAACCAAGCAGAGCATTCATACCGGAAGAGGTTTTATTTTGCGATCACGGATATGCGGGCACGCCCGACCTGAGACTTTCCTGGTGCGGGCAGTACAGCATCTGGGACTGGAAAACAGTGCGCTCGTATAAAGAAAAGAACGTTAAGAAAAAAGCAAAGTCAATGTCTCACTACAAAGAGGCATTCGTCCAGATTGGAGCCTATGCCCTTGCCCATAACCTTGCAGTCCGCAAAGGAGAACTTGACAAAGAGATTACACAGGGAGTAATCTGTGTTTGCTATGACTGGCGCGAACCCCATGTTCACGTTCTAGACAGGCAGGAGCTTAAAGCTGCTGCGCTTGAGTTCATCGAGCGTTTTCAGGCTTACTGCTCACTTGAAAACACCTCATTCCCTCGCGCTACCGAAGTAGCAATTTAATCATGCTTTCTTTGACTGCAAGTGGCTACGTCACAGGAGAAGTGAAAATTCAGGACGGCGATTACGGAAGGACCGGCGTCCTTGGCATTCGCTGTAAATCCGCCAACGGCAAACAGAGTCATTTTGTTAACGCTGTTTTTTACGGCAAGAAGATTGAGGTTGCGCAAAAGTACATGGAAGACGGGCGCCAAGTTACTGTTGTTGGCAGCGTCAAAAACATCATCCCCAAGGAAAAGAAAGATGGCACAAAGTATGTGTCTATCTATATGGATGTTTCTGAGTTCACCCTTCCAGAAGTCAAGTCGAGCGAAGAAAGCTACTCCGCAGCAGCTCGTTCACGCAAAAACGTAGACGAGATTGATGATGTAGCGTTTTGATTGCTTGGCAGAACACGGCGAGGATTGATCCCTGTTAGCCGTTTTGCCTCCCCAAGCGCCAACGCCTTCACTGCTCGGGCCAAGCGGTGAGTACGCAATGTTGTGACATTCATTGCCAGGAAACAGCGCACGCAGCAAGTTCGGGGTCTCGTCAGTGAGCAGAGCGGTTCCAGCCCCTCCATGGCTTCTGGGCTCTGTTAAGGCAAATCGTTCGTAAGCCCAAGACTTGAAAGCCCCCGAAAGGGGGTTTTCTTGTATCCTTCTACAGTCAAGATTTTGACTAATGGAACGACTGATTGGCATCTATAGCCCAGCCCCCGGGTCTGGCAAGACATTTGCAGCAACTGTTCTTGCGCACAAGGGCTATCAGCCACTGAGCTTTGCGGAACCAGTCAAGAGAATGGCTATCGAGTTTTTTGTCAGCCTTGGGTACAGTAAAGATAAAGCCGTGAGTCTTGCCTGGGTCAACAAGGGAGAGATAATCCCTGAAATTAACGCAAGTGCTCGCTTTGTTCTGCAAACTATAGCGACTGAGTGGGGCAGGAATTACATGGCGAAAGATATTTGGGTGACGTGCTTGTGCGCCCGCGCTCAGCAATTCTCTCATGTTGTCGTAGATGATGTTCGCTTTGAAAACGAGGCAGAAGCTATAAAATCAATGGGAGGCGAAGTATGGTGCATCAAACGCCCGTCAGCAACGAACAACTTCAATCATGTCTCTGAGGGCGCACTTGATGACTGGGACGGCTTTGATCATTTTATAAATAACAGTGGTACGCTGGAAGAATTCAGGAGCGCGATTGATCTGCTAGTGCAAAATGCTTGGTGATACGCACGACGACTTTTACGGCGCTCGCCTGGTTGCTGACGCAAGACTGCACCTATCGACAATTATGAACGGACAATATTCAGAGCCGTTCTTCGTGACAATGTGCAAAATAATGTCTCATGAGGTTTATCTTGGGTATAAGACATTCAAGGGTAAAGAGATAAAGCTGAAAGGTATCAAGGATTTCTTTTACAGCACTTTGTACGGGCTTGGGCTTCGTCCGGCTACAATCAATATCTTTTTAGCTAATTGCTCAAAAGCTGCCGTCAATGATAAAACGCAAACTCAGTATTCAATGCGCTTCATCAAATGGCTGCGCGAGCAAGACCCTGTGTTCAAGTTTCCGCAGGAGCTTTTTGAGCTAAAGAGAATCAGATCTTATATTGCAATCAGATACAAAAATAACAAAAGAAGAAGATGGCTGATGTTTGGATTTCTTGAGGCAATATATGTTCAAAAGCCACACCTGCTTCAAGACATAGGGGCTGGGCGCAAATACAAAGACGTTGCTCAGTGCTGCGAAGAAAATGATATAGCAGAAATGATGCAAACACTGAAACCAATTAAGCTATACAAGAATCCCACAATAGAGCAAGTAAGACAGCTTGCCGTTCTTCTGAGCCAAAGGCTTGACAAGCTTGAAAGACGCACGCTCATTGCTAAGCTTATTGAGCTTTACAAAGCGGACAATGACAGCAAGCCTGATTGCGACGCTTGATCAGTGCTCTGCTCATCGCTTTTCCTTTTTCGTCTCCGGCAAGCCTGAAACACAGGGCAGCAAAAGCGCGTTTGGGCGCATCTACACAGACAAGACGGGTAGGCAGCGTGTAGCTGTTGCAATGACTGAGCAATCGAGCGGCGTTTACGCCTGGAGAAGCGCGATTGGCAAAGTTGCCGTTTTGATGAGACCGAAGAACTGGGAGACAAACGGAATTTATCTTTTGTCAATCATTTCCTACATGCCTCGCCCAAAGGCCCATTTCAACAGTCGGGGGGAATTGAAACCGAGCGCCCCTGTTTTTCATGCTAAGCTCGGGGATGCGGATAAATTGCTTCGCGCCTGTGGAGACGCTCTTACAAAGATTTGCTACGACGATGACGCCTTGATTGTTGCCGCCTCATCAATCAAGGTGTTTTGCGACCCAAGCGACGGGCCTGGGGTTTACATCAGTGTCACAAGACTCGATGAAGCAGCGGCCTCTGCCATGGCCCTTGCCTTAAAACCCTGACTGATCACTTGCAAAGTCGCCATCAGCGTGGTAACTTGTACGAGTCAACCACAGACGCCAGCATGGCACGCAAAAAACAGGGCGCGGAAGCCGTCCTTGATTCCCCCGAGACCGACCAAATGTCTACCGAAGCAACGATCGAAGCCACCGAAACTACCGAAACTGCAAAAACCGTGAAGGTTCGCGGTGAGAAGAAAGTTGGGCAGGAACTGCTCGACTTTGTGAAAGCCAACGAAGGGATGCCCGTTGAGGATCTCGCCTTCAACGCTGGTTACTACACCAAAACGACCAACGTCGAAACTGGTGAAACCAACACGACTCCCCACAAGCAGGAGTTCTTCAAGGCTGTCACCGAGGCCTCCACCGGCATCGCTTTTACCCCCGCCAAGCGTGCCTATAGCTCGCGCAAAGGCCGGGCACCGGTGATCACCGTTGGCAAGCTTGGCAACTGCGTGGTCGGTATGCGCCACAGCTCGATTGCTGGATTTGAGCCTGGCAGCAAGGTGCAAGTCACTTCCGAGGCCGGGAAGATCATCCTGACCCCTTACGAAGGAGCCGACGCCCCTGCCACCGACGACGACGATCTCGATCTCTGATCAAATGATCATCTGAGGGGGCACGTCCCCCCTTTTTTTTGTTTTTTTGACATCACATGAAATCACTTCAAGAGCAGGCGCGGGAATGGAGACAGGCCTTTGAGGTCGAAAACGATCCAATCAAAGGAAATATTCAGTTCAATCTGCAGGCAAAGCTAATTGTTGAAGAGTACACGGAAGTCATTGACGCCTTGTGTCTTTTTGATCAAGACAACAAGCAAACTCACTCTGACCTGCTAAAAGAGCTAGCCGATCTTGTTTTTGTCTGTTATCAAGCGGCTGAAAACATGGGATGGGATCTCGACGAAACAATGCATCGAGTGTTTCAAAGCAATATGAGTAAACTTGACGAAGAAGGCAAGCCAATTCGCAATGAGGATGGCAAGATTCTTAAAGGGGCAAACTATCAAGCGCCAAACCTACTTGATCTAGTATGACGACTTCTTTTGATGCTGAAATCTTCATGCAGTGCTGTGAAAATTGCAGGTACTACATGAATACAGAATGTCACAAAGCCCCCCCTGTTTGTGCTCAGGGCTATAAAGGGCGCTGGGTGACAGTCGAGCCAGAAGACTGGTGCGGCGAATGGGTTTTGCACCCAGACCAATCACTGCTCCCATAGCCATCGGAGCACCCCAATGACCGACGCTGAAGCCGATGCCATCATTGATTCCGTCTGGTGCTCGGAGGCCACCCTGAGCGCCAATCTGCGGGCTCTGGCGCGTGCTGCTGCTGTCTATGGCTGGCGGTGCGCCCAGGCGGCCCGCTGGCTTGAAAAACACTCTTCTCGTTAATCATGACCGACCCGATCGAAGAACAGAAAAGGCAAGAGCGCTTAGAAAGCTGGTACGAAAAAGACGGGCGAAATGAAAAGAGTCACCCGATGTATTCTCTGTACACTGGGCTTGCTGAAAAGTACATGAACAAGGAAGAGAGCAATGCGTGAGTTTCTTGACATCGAAAAACTCTTCCAAAGCTACTGGAAAGACTCTTTCCCGATGGCGCCTGCTAACAAGCAATCTGCTGCATCGCATGTAGCCTTTGCTAAATACGTGCTGCTGCAGGTTGAAGCACTTCGCGCACAGGATGAAGCATGAAAGTTGACTTTATTCACTGCACGCCTGATGCTGAGCGCCTGATTGTCGAAATGGCGCGGGTTAGCAACCCAGCCAATAAAGACAACTGGGAAACAGGACCGAAGCTTATCAAGTATTTGATTAAGCACAAGCATTGGTCGCCATTTGAAATGGCAAGCATGTGCGTAATGATCAACACTGAGCGTGATATTGCCGCTCAGATCTTGCGACATAGAAGCTTTAGTTTCCAGGAGTTTTCTACTCGCTATGCCGTAACACAGCCCGCCGAAGTTCCAGCATTTCGTCGTCAAGACGAAAAAAACAGGCAGAGCAGTCATGACGACATCCCCGAAGAGGATGAAATTAGATTTCGCTCTGCTGCTGCACAAGTAATCGGCAAGGCTTTTGGTGTGTACGAGGCAATGCTTACGCAGGGTGTTGCAAAAGAAACGGCGCGAAGGATTCTTCCGCTATGCACACCAACAACTTTGTATATGCACGGCACGATTAGAAGCTGGATACATTACATTCAGCTTCGATCTGACAATGGTACACAGCTTGAGCATCAGGAAATAGCAAAAGCCTGTAGGAGTATCTTCATTCAGCAATTCCCTGTCATTGGAGAGGCTGTTTTCTGTGACTAATCAATCAGGTCAGGGTGCAATTCTTCCTGATCACGAAATCGAGCGTCTGTCGCAAGAACAAGCGATGATCGTTCCGTACAACCCAGATCAACTCAACCCAGCCAGCTACGACGTTCGCCTGGGTGCTGAGTTGATGATCGAGTCGGTCGTATCCCCTGAGTACGTCAGGACTCCGATCAAGGGATTTACAGCGGAGAACCCCTGGATGCTGAAGCCTGGGCAGTTCTGCCTGGCAAGCACAGAGGAGATCCTGAACATGCCTGAGGATGTTGCGGGGCACTTCGCTCTCAAGTCAAGTCGCGGACGGGAGGGGTATTCTCATGCACTAAGCGCATATATCGACCCCGGCTTTTATGGCAGTCGATTGACGCTAGAGTTGCACAACATTAGGCAAGTGCATCCCGTTCCGCTCTACCCCGGAATGTTGATTGGACAGATTGTTTTTCAACGCATGGAAAACAAGCCGCGCACAAGTTACGCGGAAAAGGGACACTACAATAACAATTTAACTGTGATGCCAAGTATTTGGCAGTAAATGTTCATGCCCGAGTAGCCCAGCGGCAGAGGCAAAGACCTTAAAAGTCTTCAAGCGTGGGTTCAAGTCCCACCTCGGGTATCGACAAGGGTCCGTTGCTTATTGGTTAAAGCCGTCGCCTTATAAGCGGCAGAACCGAGTTCAATTCTCGGCGGACCTATTCATTCAGCACTTCTTCGATCATTTTCTCGTATTTATCAAGCGAGAATTCTGCTGCCATGTTCTTCGCCGCTTCAAGCAATGCCCAGTGCGCTCTGCTGTTATTGAATGATGCCTGATGATTTAACAAAAGAGCCAGATCAAGCAAGCCTTGATAATCGCTTCTATTAAACAGCTCTTTCAGTCTTTCTGCGTTTAGTCTTTCCTGAAACTGATCCTCGGTGCGATAGCTTGGAATTGACACGATCAAGGCAACTTGTGATGACCGAGCATAACGAGCCCTGGTTGCAAGTGCCATGTAAAGAAAATGGATACATGTGGCGCGTTTACGGAATGGGGACCATGTGGGATCATGCACAGGAATGGCAGGCGCTCTGGAAACTCCACTACCTACAGGTAGCCGCCGGCACAACCCACGAAAATGTCCCCACGCGATTCGATCCAGGCCTATCTGAATGAGATAGGGCGCTATCCCCTTCTGACGAAGGCTCAAGAGGTTGTGCTGGGCACTCAGGTTCAGGCCTGGTTGTCGATTGAGGAAAAGGACGAATCTTTATATTCGGACGAAGAAAAAAGAATTGCGCGTGTCGGCAAAAGAGCTAAGGCTAAATTTATTAATTGCAATTTAAGGCTTGTCGTAAATATCGCAAGAAAGTATGTCAGGCAGTGCAAGACTCTCGACTTCATGGATTTGATACAAGAGGGGAATCTTGGACTTATGCGTGCTGTTGAGAAATTTGATCCGACGCGCGGATATGCAATGAGCACTTACGCGTACTGGTGGATAAGACAATCAATACAGCGTGCAATGCAAGCAACAGATCACTGCATTCGATTGCCAATCGGAATGCACGATGCAATCTTGAAAATCAACAGAACAATAGAAAGAATGTCAAAAGAACTTGGGCGCGACCCAACAATTGAAGAGGTAGCAGAAGATGCAGGAATGAACCCAGAGGAAGTCAAAACGGCAATAGGTGTCCCCAAAATAACTATCAGTCTTGACAAGGTAACAGGTGTTGACGAGGGCTCGCTTCTGATTGATATTATTGCAGACTCCAGAAATTCAAATACAATAGAAGACGCTGAAATAAGAATCAACACAGAGGAAATATATCTAGCTATAGATAAATACCTTGACAATCAAACTAAGTTCATCATTCTTGAGCGAACGAAGGATCCGCCGACATCATGGCGAGAACTTGCATCGTCAATGAAGATGTCAAAAGCTAGATTGCAGGCAATGGAGCAAGATGGCATAAAAAGGTGCGCAATGATACTCTCCATAAAGAACAGAATGTCTATGTAGTTATTTTGGTTTTGGGCACGTCCCAAGTCCGTAATCAACAAAAAGATCTCTCGGATTTGCATCCCTCAGCCAGGTGACAAATTTGCGATAGTCGCTTTCATTTGCAATGCCGATACACCCTGCGGTGCCTGGTGAAGTTCGCGCATTGCTATCAATGTGAATCTCGATCGCGCTGCGCTCTGTTGCGCCCGGCCCCAGATACCTCAGTGGTGTGGACACGGGTCCCAACCCAGGGCCCCAGTTCCCCGAGTAGTTGTCCTTGCCCGCTGCCCAGGCAACATCCTCGATGCCCCAGCGGCCCTCAGGGAGGGGCTCAAGGCTGCCGGAGCGACTGCGACTGCCAATCCTGAACTGCTGGGCGCCAGGGGCCCCAGAGACGACGAGAAGCGACCCTGACGACTGCCCGCCCTTGACGTACTCAAGCTTGAGAAGCTCAAGTCCGACAGCATTTGTTTTGCCTGTCCTTGTCAATTTGAGATATGGCTTGATTGGAGTTTCGGGAGCCGGAGCTTTCATCGGGCTTTTGTCATTCATTATTTTGATCAGCTTATCTGCGTAGCTTGGGTCTGTTGCGTACTTTTCCTTGATAAGCCACTGTGCTGCTTCGTCCCTGTTTTTTGCATTGTTGGCCCCCTTGAAATCCTTCCAGTCCCTGTGCCAACGATCAACTAGATATTCAACGGATTCAGCAAGACTGCGAAAATCAATAAACTCATCTTGAATCGTGATTGTTTTTCCATTCACGATTTCTTGAGTCGTTACAAGTGAGCCTGGCCCCTTAACGCCAAAGTAATTATTCTTGCCAGATGTTTTCTTGCCCCAATCGGACTCAAGCGCCCATTGAGCAGCAACAAGTTCTGGATAAAGGGCGCCCGAGGCTGTTGCTGCTGCCTTTACGCCATCCCAGGAGTTTTCAAAGTTGACAACATTTGCATTACTTGACGCAGCTCTAAACATTGAGAGGAATTCAAGCTGCTGCTCTTTTGACAACTTGCCCCAAGCCCAGTTCCATGCCGCAATCTGATGCGGCTCGGGATGCTTTTTATCAGTCCACTTCGCTGCTGATAAAAAATCGCTCATCGCGTTAAGCGCTGTGTACGCTCGGCGTTCTTGATTGGATCGTACAGGGAAACGACGAGATCAGAAACGGATTGAGTAACTGGCTGACCTGTTACTTGCCCAATGATATGTTCGATCTCGCACCTGATAACCCTGGGGGGCGCACCGTTGTTGATCGCTAACGGAATCCTGTGATCTATTTTGTCAAAGATTTTGGGTAGTGCTTTTTGTAGCGTGCGATCAATTGCCAGCTTAAGAAGCAGCTTGCTGAGATAGATCAGGACTGCCTGCATGGTTGGGCTACTCGGCTCTCCTGCTCAGGCTAATCAGAGTCGTCAGAACGCCCATCATTACAGTTATTGTTCTCGCGTCTACGTCATTGCAACCCATGGGCTGAGGATCTATTGTCTTGCCATCCTTGTTCAATGCACCATTGACATAGATTGGCCATATAGCAGGAAGAACGTAGAACCTGCAAGATGCCCACTGACTAATTGCAAGAAAAGAAATCGTGAGCGAGGTAGCAATAATTGATCTCCAAAGCCAATTTGGCATGATTACTTTAACTGCGTCGATGGAGTACTGTGGTCAAAGTGTACCTTTGGAGAAGTGGCATTAACGATAATAGGAATCAACAGGCTAAGTGCAATCGCAATTCCTACGCCCATCGACAGCTTGCTTTCTATCTCGCGCAATCTTGAAAATACGCCGCTAATGTCAGCTCTTTTTTCGGTGAGCTGAATCACTACGGTTTCAAGCTTGCCCTCAAGGCTTCCTAGCTTGTGGTATATGTCGCCATGCGACACGTCATCAGCTGCCACAACAAAAAAGCGGTCTTTCGATAGGGTAGCAATCGAAAAAACCGCAAGAATTGTTAAGTTATGTTTTATCGGCCCTGGCCGCGCATTTTCTTTTTGCCTCGGCGTTCAGGGCGAGAATGCTGCCCCTGGCCGATTGATGTCGTCTTGGGGCGCCCGGCTTTGTGCTCAATGCGCCCGAGAGCGGTTTTTGATTTAACGGCCATTGTGGCAATGGGGATGCATCGCTATCTTAATGCAGGTGACAAGCTTATGCTCGTTTGTAAATTTCCACTGTTGCGTAAACTTCTATATTCCCGGTCCAGTTTGTTTCAACTCCAAAACCGTTGCTACTTCTGGATGTCTGACACTGGTGTTCAATGCGAAAAACTGTAGGAGAGGCAATAGTTACCTCAGTAATAAGATAGGCATTGTTGGTCACGCCAGCGTTTTCATTGGCATACGCATTTATGCCGTATGCGGCAGCCGTAGACTGAGACACATTGTATAGTCTTGTTTGATGCCTGTTGCAATCATGAGCAGAGCAATTTGCAACGATTAAATAAGTTCCAGCAATTACAGTAAATTGATTCGATGAAAGACTTGTTACTATCGTGCCGGAATTTGCAACGATCGTGTTAAGCGTTCTTGTCCTCCATGCGCCAGACGTAAATGTCCCGCTCAGCACTCCATCCGCTTTTTGATCTTGAAGAATGGCATACCCAGAGCTTCCAGCGCTACCTGCACCCCAGCTAACGTTTGTGCCATTTGTTGTCAGCGACTTGCCAGACTGTCCGGTTTGAGATGGAAGTAGCGCATTGATGGCAGCCGTAGCGGTTGTCTGCCCAGTGCCTCCGTTTGCGATAGACGTGACACCCGAAAACTGAAATGTCGCAGCATCAATCAAGCCAACAGTTACCCAGTTATTATTTGCAGCATTTCTGATTTTCCAAACAGCGGGGGAGCTGCTTGTATCTATCCATGGCTGAAACGGAACAGTGACAGCCGGAGCACTTGGCCCGCTGCTTTGACTGAATAACGCAGCAAAGTTATCATTTATATCAGACCTTACGGCTGGAAAGGTTGAGTTTTGAATTACCTGATCAGACTGTGCCATTAGACGACCCTTCCATAACCTGTAGCAGTATAGTAATAGCTCTTGGTGATGACGGTTGCGCCAGAGTAAAAGGTGACGTCGAACCCATCCCTATCGAAGTTTGACAAGACATACCTTTCAGTAGTCTGAAGATCAATTGGCGTAATGTTCAGCGATCTTGCCTCGTAGAAAGCTGGCGAGAAGCTTACACTTGAGCTTGTGATAGAAGAATTGCTTGAGGTTACTCTTCTGGTAAGTTCGGGAATAACGCGCAACTCCTCAACTGCAATACTCACCGCTTCAGAGCTTGTACCAAAGAGGCACTTAATTTGAAATGCTCTGCCTTGAACAACGCAGTTAATCATTTCACTCCACGGCCCCCAGACTGGGCTGCCAGACGGATCGTCGTTCGTGGCGCGAATGTAAGTAACTGCGTTTACTGCTTCGATGGACGTGCCATCAAAGTAGCCAGTGTACGAATCGAACTCACCGGGAATTGAGTCAAACGGCAAATTCAGAGAAACCGGACGAATCCTTACATATCTCCTGAAATTGACATCGTAAACTGCGCCCATATCAAGCGTCTCATCGAAGTAATACTCAGCATCCATATCCCCCTCAACATAAACATCACTCCAGTAATCGTGAGCGACATAGGGATCCAGATTAAGAACAAGTGCCGTTTCTGCTATGTCATAGGAAGCATTGACAGCAGTTCCACTAAATGGTGGAACAAGATTCTCTTCCTCCCACTGAACAAGATCAATAACAAGCCTTGATTCATACTGAGGGAGCTTTGCTTCAACGCCAGTTGCGTTGACAGAGCGATTGCCGAGATAGTCTTCAAATTTAACAAAGTAAGTACCAGGCAGCAACGGTACTTGCTTTTGAGTTGCACTACCAACAACCGAATCAACGATTTTTGTAGTTGCCTCCCATTCGGCTGTGTCGATGCCCCTTGGGTCGTGGCGAATAATCACCTTCCCGCCAACACGAACGTCAAGCTCGTCAGACTCGTTCCAGGTCAACAAGGCAAGGTTCTCGCTGAGTGGAACAAGACTCAGGCCGGAAACATCAAGCGGAGCAGCGTTTAGCCCTTGCGCGGTATAAGAAGCGATGGCGGGTTCGCTAAAAAGGGTGCCACTAGCACTTATGCTGCTAACTTGTATTTCGTAGACGCCTGGTGAAATATCTTCTATGTCAAATGTATTGCCTTGCACGGTAACGGTTCTAAAGTTATCATCCTCCCCTCTGTACTTCACCCTGAAGTTCTTGATTCCACTGGGCGCAAGCCATCCAAATGTTATCTTTACAGCAATGCGCCCATTCAGCTCATACTGAACCTCTTTGAGTGTTGCGCCTGACAATTGAGGCAGATCGAGAACCCTGAGATCACTTGGCGGACTTGGTATATCGTTCAGATTGCTAATGTCACGGAACTGAAGCTGCTCACCATTTTCAATGTAATCATACTTGCTTTCATTGTGCGATACAGCCGTTATCGAATAGCCAACACCTTCCTGTTCTTGGACGGAAATGATTCGCCAGGTTGACGCCTGAAGGCCTGGGCTTTCAAGTATCCACAGGCTATTGGCGGCTGGGGTAATACTAAAAGGAGTTGATACGGTAATCGTTGCATCTTCAACTGTTAAAACCTCTCTTGTCTCTACTCTGCCATCTGGCAGCATTACATGAAGCAGTGATCCGGTTTCAAAGCCAAGATCTGTGTCAGTGCTGTCGTCAACAACAATTGCCTGTGTTCCTGCGGCTGCTATTCGCCCGGCGCGACGAGAGCCAGCCTTCATTGGATCAGAAATTAAAATAATCTGCCCTGGGCGAACCTGCTGCCCAGCCTCAAGACTTGAATTGAAAGAACAGACTTCTTTTTCGTATCGTTCTGAGAATATTAACCATTTCCCAATCCTGCTTGCCTGTCCTCTACTTGTGCAAGCAAATGCGCTGATTTCTGTACGAATTGCGCCATACTTGTCTATTGCTTCCGCATCTTCTACAACCTCATAGGCAGTGTCTCTCAGTGTTAAATCAAGGTATCCAACAACTGCGACATTCGGCCTCGCCTTGAGGCTGCTTCCAGAATAATTAAACCCTTCAGCGGATACGTTAGATTGATTGAATAGATAGACAGGATCAGAGGGTCTGTCTTGCGCAATTGTAAAACTACCAACACTCCAAAAGCCTTGGCATCGCATTACAGAGAGTAAATCATTTACAACCTTGTAGGCGTCTTCAGAAGTCTGAATCGTTGTGTTGCAGGAAAATCTTGCCTCCTGACCACCAAAGCCATCATCCACAAGTTCATTGGAATATTTACTTGCGGCAAAAAACGCCCACTTGTCAAGCTGTGACGTATCAATGTGATCACCAAACCCATATCGACTGCTCGTCAGCAAGTCCCACAAGATCCAGGCAGGACAGGATGTCCAGACTGCAGCACTGAAAGTACCATTCCAGATATAGTTTTCTGGATAGATAATTCTTCCAGTATCCTGGTCAACAGTGACTCCCGTTGGGATTCGTACCTTGACACCTTTAACAAGATAAGAACGAGTGGGAATACTATTGAACTGTTCTGCGTCAAGCCTAATTCCAACTAATGCACTATTGGGATAGGTTAGTTTCGCCCAAATGATCTCAGTGTAACTGCTCCATGTGAAATCATTGCTTAGCAACAGCGGAGATTCGCTGTCATCTGTTATTCTGGTAACACGAATATCTACTATGTCACCTGGATTTGGTCGATTCAGTTCAATCAAGTAGTCCTTTTTGTATTCGTCGCCAGTCCTACCAGAAATCAGATCTGCAACGACTGTCGTAAAGCCACCGCCAGTATATTGAACAGAAATCTCAAGTTCGACTGACGTGCCCTTAATGTCGCCAGTTTTTCTTTTGATTTTCTGTAACTGTGGGATTCCTATTGTTACACGAACTGCGTCAACGTTCAGATCGGTAATTGTGCGAACAACTGGAACATCCTTCCTTACGGTCAGTCCAACTGGCTTTTCATCTTCAACGCTCGGAGTAAAAGGAATTTGCTCCTGAGACTGTGTTCCGTTTCTTGTGTAAATTTCTACATCTTCAAAATTGAACGATCCGTCTGGGTTTTGAAGTGGGGTGTTGTTGAGAAAGATTGACTCAAGGCCATCGGCAAGTCCTTCGATCTCTCCCTCTGAAATCAGGTCAATGACATTGGCGTATTGACGAGAATCCAGACTGTCTTTTGCCGTCTTGGGAGTCCGCGAACTCCCTCCACCGCCCTTGCCACCGCCACCAGCGCCAATAATCGTCATGCCTTCACCTGTTCTGTGTCAACACCAGCACTGATAACAATGCTACCCGTCAGCGTTTTTCCGTAAACGATCGGAACCGGAACCCCTTGTCTCGACGTTTGCTGAATTCCAGAAAAGTTGTAAGTTTTTCTTGGGTCGTTATCGCTTCCAACCCCTTGCGGGAGTTTTGGGACTGGGCTTATGAGTTGCGCGATACCACCAAAAACAAGACTCAATCCAACAAAGCCAATTGCGGATGCAAAAGCGCCACCGACAAGACCCATGCTTACTGCGGCTCCAGCGCCAGTAGCGCCCCCAAGGCCGGCCCCGAGCCCCAAGAAGCCGCCGGCAGCAGGCCCGAGCACAATCGCAGCAGCAATCAATGCAACACCTGCAAGAATCTTGCCAACTGCACCACCGGCGCCAACAACAACTGGAATGATCCTGATTTCTTGTTGACCAATCGGATCATGCAATTCATCAAGTGCTAAATCATACACACCAGCACTGACGACATAGTGCTGATCCGCCATGTGTTTTTCAACAGAAGGAAAATTCGCAATCAAGAAACGAATTGCTTCTGCTGCAGAACTTATTTCCGCCTCAAGGGTGCGAATACCAATGAAGTCAGACAGTTTTCCGTAGAGCCTAATCTTGCGAAGCATGGCGAAGCCTCCTGCCAGTGCATTTTAATAGCCATCCGCCATAAAGGTCGCGGCTTGACAATCTGCCCTGGAGGTGATGCAGCAGCATTCCATCGCCCAGGTAAACGCCACAATGATTCAAGCCTGGTGAATTTATTGACAACAACAACAGATCCCCGCAAACAACACCCTCAGATTCTTTCAGCTCACGAAATCCCGTCTCTGCCCAGCATCTATCAAACATCGGGGATGCAATAAAGTCGTCTGGATTGATCGGCCTTTCCCAGTCGCGCAGCTCAATTCCATTTTCTGCATACCAGTCACGAGCAAGGGTCCAGCAGTCCTGGGCTGCCCAGACCCATTGCCGCCCGATCAAGGGGGAGCGATAGCCACACGGCACGTAGGTGCCCCATGAAGCCGTCTTGGGGTTGACGATGTGCCAGGGCAGGCCTGTCTTCTCTGCAGCCACCTTGTCGGCCTCGCTGGGTATCGCTGGCGTGATCGGGTGGCTGTGAACGATGGCAACGATCTCGCCGGCATCCTCCGCTCTGGCGTAGTCAACAGGCGACAGCACAAACATTTGATTCGGCGCCGTTGCAAGATTTGCGCACGCAAAATATTCCTCTTTTCCTTTTATTACTACAAGAACACCGCAGGATTCTTTTGGATCTTCAGTCTGCGCGTGTTGAAGCGCTTTGTCTTTCCACATTACACAAAATAAGTGCCAATGCCAGGGAATCCGCCAAACGGTAGGACTCCATCGCTGATCTTAAAGCTATAAGAATCTGACGAGGTGAATGAATACGAAGCTTCGGCTGGGGCTGATGGCATAAAATAGAAAAGCATTTTTGCTTCTGGCACATCATTTAACCTTCCGTAGGCCGCAAGAGATACGGAGCTAGCGTCTACTGCAATAATCTCGGTATCTACATTTTTGGGCCCAAAAACCTTCATGCCAACAGATAAACCGGTGGTATCAATTTCTATTTTTGCTGGAATTTGCACTCTTTGATTGACAAGTGGATCATAAACGCTGCGTGCTCTTTTGAACAAACCAGACCTTGAAATACTATAAGGCCTGGATGAAATGTAGATTGTTGTATCGGAAACTTGTCTAACTGTTGTCCCCAGTGGAATATACGGACCAGTAATTAAATGTCCAGCTCCAAGTCCAGCTGCGCTAGCGGTAATTATTTCCGCAGCAATTGCAGAAGGTGTGGCAAGAGTCGTAACAGAAGATGTCGCTGTAGCGGGGAGACTCATTGTCAGCGACGTTGAGTCAATAATGCTTAGCGCAACAGTGCCAGGTGGAACACCAAATCCAGAGATTGGAAAACCAGAGGCGCCAACCTCTATTCCTGCCGTGCTGCTTATGGCAAGAACATCACTACCCGCAACAACGCCTCCAGTGCGGACAGATGCATTGAATCGACTTTCGCAGCTAGTTAGTCTTTTGCCGCAGACATCTTGTTTTGGATCTGAAACTGGAACATCATTTACATCGTAATAAACAGTTCTATTGTATCCACATTCCGCAGAGCGATAGATCCACTGACAACGAGTGACACACTGCCGCTTGGGTGCTCTTACGCCAACCAAGTCGAATGCACTAGCAAGCTCAAACTCTATTACGTCTCGCGTTTCCAGTGTCTTTCTGTCAACATAAAAAATTTCTCTTGGGAATTCAGCGGTTGGGTCTGCGGTTGGATTTTCGGAGACGTAGTTAAGGTCAGCATATCCAGTCTCTACATAGGGAAGTGAAAAATTCTCTTCGTCGAGAAAACGCCCAAGTGTGCGAATGCGCGTAACCTTTGCGCCTTCAAGCCCATCTGGCAATGTCAGCAGAAGCGCAGTAATTGCACCAAGAATATTGCTAACTCTTATTTTAGGACGTGGAAGCGTTCCTTCTCCTGCATACTCAAACCCCTCTGCTTCTATCGGAAATGGTTGATAGGCCTGTCCCGCCCACACAACATCCGACAGTAATTCATTGACGCCAGCGTGAAAATAATATGTTTCGCTGACGCCATGCTGCTTCTCATTTAGCTCTATCTGAAACAGCTCGATCAGTGCGCCTGGGGCGACCTCCTGAAGGGCGCCGGTCAGCGCCGCCGAGGCGTCCCCAATCGCATATCCGTTAACCCAATAATTGGATAGAACGTAATTCATGCTTTATGCCGTGACAGCTTTGATCACAACAAAGCCAATTACAATCGCTTCGGAAAGCGGCGATGCAGTTACGTTTCGCACGTCAATCGTTGCACTTCCGCTTCCTGCTCGTGCGTTAAGCAGATAAGCGCCAGCAGTACCCGCACTGACGTGATTAAGCACAAGAATATCCGTAGAGGCGACAGTATTATTTGTCAGCACAAAAGAAACTGTTGTGTCCGCCGCAAGCGAAGCTGCGTTGAGTGTAATTTGACCGCATTTCTTATCAAGAGTCACCCCGGTACTCTTGCTGGTTGCTTGCGTAACGGCGCCCCCCTCGCCGGTGACATAACCGGCCTTGTCGCTGTTGAGATTGCTGAAATTAGCATCAAGCTCTGCGTGAGTCAGGGGAGTGCCCTTGCCGGCGCGGGTGACGATCGTGCTCATGGAAAATCTCGCTCTTTAGGACTTTAGCAAAGAAATTAAACTGCGTTCAATTGGCGTGCTAGCTATTTGGGAATCTAGCGGTCGGAGGGGCGAAGTTTGACGTATAGCGAGCAACCCTCGTCAGCCTGAAGTCATCAATGAAGTTGCCGACGCTGCCGCCGCTACCACCAGAAAACGAATAAGTGAATCCTCCAGACCTTCCCCTTGCTACATAAAAAGTTGAAGATGGAGCAATTGTGTTTGTGTAACTACCGCTTGCCTCCAGTGAGCCATTTATAAACAGATACACGTTTGTACCAGATTTAACAAAGGCGACGTGATACCAGGTATTCAGGGAAAGCGAAGCTGTTGATGTGAACGAAATCCCCGTGCCGGCGCCGGCCTGCAGTAAACCACTAATCGTTCCAGACGGATTCACATGAACCTGTACGCGATCATTGTCGCTTGATGGATTGCCAGAAAAAGCAAGACCGCTTATTCCACTGACTGGCAGCGCAGCCATTCTTACCCACGACTCGATCGTGAAATCAATTGCAGCTATGGCAACAAGCGATGAAGTAACCGATAGCCATTGACTGGAGAGGGCAGATACACCACTAGCAGTACCAAATTTCTTTTGAGCCGTACTAAGCTTAAACTGATTATTGCTATTGTTTACGGCGAAAGCATTACTGCTGCTGTCATAAATTACTGTGCCATTGTTCCCGCCATCCATGTGCAGCAATAGGCTAACGCTGCTAAAGCTGGGATCCTGTGCGGTATCAAGGTCTTGGTCGTATGGGAAAGCGGCTGCAGGCGGAATGAAGTTAGACGTATATCTTGCGACCCCATTCGTGATTCGAAACGTATCAAAGTAGCCCTTAAATCTTCCGCCACCGCTGTCATCTCTGAGTATTCGCCAATTCTGATAGCCATTGTGATCCAACACGTAAACACTGCCGGTATTGGTATCAACTCCATTGAGATACAATTTATATTGATTTGAGTTTTTAACAACGGCAAAGTGCGTCCATTCGTCATAGTTGATTTCTGTGCTAGTGGAGGGGCTTACGACAAAAGCTTTGCCGCCAATTCCATTTGTCGTTATTTCAACTGCAAGCTGAATTTTTGAAAGCGTTGATCCATGCCCCCTGAGTTCAAGTCCACCAGCATCAGCGCCGCCAACCCTTAATTGAAATACACTTGGCTCCTGCCCATTCATCGCTGAAGCATAGGCAGAGTTTGGCCTTACCCAGCCCTCGATTGTGTAATTATTCGCCCCGAGCGGTGCCGGGGCATCCCAGTAGATATACGGCCCGGTTGCGCCAGGCGCCAACAGGGTCGAATCGAAAGACCCCGTACCGTGCCTATACACACTTGTTGAAATCTGGGGAGAATCTTGCTGACCTACATTCAGGTTGTAGGAACTGCGATCATAGAAATCTC